AATGACGGCGGCTCAACAAGAAAGAATGTATTAGATATTACAGCAGCTGGAGTAGTTCCAGGTATTGACAGTTCGTTTACATTAGGTACAGCAGCACTGGCTTGGTCAGCAATACATGCTGATGCAATTACAGGACCATTAACAGGTAATGTTACAGGTAATGTTACAGGTAACACACAAGGTAGTTTACTTGCTAATGATTCAACTGTTATGGTTGACGGTGCAACTAAAAACATTGGTTACACAGGCGCAAATATTTTTGGTACATTGTTTGGATCAGTTCAAGGTAACTTGACTGGTACAGCATCAGATGCAAGTGCGTTGAACGGTATTACACCATCTGTATCAGTTCCTGCTTCAGGCAACAGTATTGTTGTTAGAGATTCGTCAGGTGTAATTTTTGCAAATACTTTTAATGGTGCAGCAACTTTTGCAGATAGAGTTAAAATTGATGATAGTGCAACAGACAGTGATCCTAATTACAGAACTGCTAAAACAACAGCATCAGCAAGTTCAATTGCTGCAAGAAATTCAAGCGGTGACTTAATTGCTAACTTATTCCAAGGTACAGCAACCGCAGCTAGATATGCTGACTTAGCAGAGAAATATTTAGCAGACAAAGAATATGAAGCTGGTACAGTTGTATCAGTTGGCGGAAACGCAGAAGTTACTGCATGTAGTGAGGGCGATAGAGCGTTAGGTGTTGTTTCAGCACAACCTGCGTTTATGATGAATTCATGGTTAGAAGATGGAACATACATTGCACTTAAAGGTCGTGTACCAGTTAAAGTTATCGGCAGTATTGCTAAAGGAGATAGATTAGTTGCTGCTGCGGAAGGTTACGCTACAAAGGCTGACAGTCATGCAGACGTATTTGCAATTGCAATAGAAAGCAATTCAAATTCAGGAACAAAAATTATTGAAGCGGTAGTATTATAATGGTAACAACAGGCGCACAGATCCTATCAACAGACCTCAACAGCCTGCGAAACAAAATTGCTGAAGTCATGGGTACCGGTGTTGGTACATTCGGATATGGACAATCAGTTAACAGCTCAACAGTTATTTCTGGTCAAACAGTATTAAAGTCACACTTTGATGCAATCCGGTTTGACATTGTAAATGCTTATTTTCATCAGAACGGTGTAGTACCAACAGCAACTATTGCTGCTATTGGAGATCCTATTACAGCATCATCAAGTGATCCTTTTAACGGATACAACACACTTGCTGACGAATGTCGAAATGATAGATTTGACTGCGATGCTGGTTTACTAACAGCATCAGTTAAAGATTCAAAAAGCTATACATCTGCTTGGAGTACAAATGCAGAATATGTTATAACCGTAACATTTAGTAATGCTAACGACGCAAGGTATTTTTGGAACTCTGGAAGTAGACTAAGATTTACTACAGGAAGAGGACTAGGATCAGCAACAGCACAAAACGGTGCATGGACTAGTTTACTTTCAACTGTGGGTAGACAAGTAATCGGCGGAAGATTACCAGACGGGCTGAATAATATATACATGCTTACAAATGTATACCAAGATTTATATAATTTATCTGCTAGTACGCCATATTCAGCAAACAATTACAAGATTCAAGGCAAGTGTGATGTGGCAAGTAACTCCGCAGGAACAGCCGCAGTATTTAACTTTAAGGTTTTATTGACTGACAGTTACGTTGATCCAGGTGCACCAGCGCCAGGCGATCAAGTTGACGGCACACTTAGTATTGATGTAGAAGAATTAAAAGCTACAGGAACATTACAACCAAGTGGTGCTGCATTTTCTATTACGAGTCCATCGTATTCTGGAACCAGCATTAGTGCAACATAGACACTTGTTGTAGTAAATACTGCTGTTAAGGATATTATATGACGACCGTACACGCAACAATTAGTAGAAACGACTACAATGCATTATACACTCGCCTTGAGCAAGTGGTGGGCCTTGCTGACGGCACAGTATTATATGGTTGGGGCCAAACAATGAATGCATCAGGTGTTGGTGTTTCGGACAAAGTATCTGTAGAAGAATACGGTAGGTTAATTACAGACATGTATAATGCTTACAGGCATATATATGGTTCAAATCCTCCTACTAATTGGGGAAGTTGGCCTAATAACATTAGTACTTCTCAAAAAATTAAAGCAAATACTCTTACTAATGATGCAACATACAATACACAGCCTTACAGAAGATGGAATGATTTAATTATTGCACTAGAGGCTGCAAAATATACCATACCACCAGCATCAGTAGCATCATCTACAACACACAGTAATGCAGTATATACAGGATCATGGTCAACTTCTGCTCAAGTATTAGTTACTTTTACATGGTCATCAGCATTAGCCGCTAGGCACTATTTTAATAGTGGTGGACAAATTCAACTTACAAGCAGTTTGAACAGTATTAGCGGTTCAGCCCAAGACGCTTCTTGGAGAAGTTTACTACAGACAGCAAGTACACAGACATTTGGAGGACAACAACCAGCAACGGGTGTTAATCCTAATGATAATGGAAACTTTTATAGATGTACAAACGTTTATAGCACACCTTGGTACCAAGCTGTTGCTAGTAGTCCTTACAATGCAAACTATTATAGATTATATGCAAGAACACCTGCGGTATTAGATAACTCAAGTGGTAGTGCATATCAACTAGAAATGGCAGCAGTTTACAATGACGATCACGTTGGATTAGGCGGACCGTCAACATCAGGTACTCCGCAACAAGGACCAGGTACTTATGGACCTGATTTAGTAGGACCTGCTTCACTTTATCTCCAAACTGTTACTAGAAAAGCAGTTGGTACCATTAATCTTTACCCCACAGGATCACAATCATTTAGTATTGAAACGCCATCTGTAACAGTGGGCGGATTCGTAGTCAGTTAATTTCCTAGCCCCCAGTACAGCGCATAAATATTAAGTGCTACTATAACTGTGGAGGACATATGGAAGAACAACTAAAAAAAGCCTTGGATTTTAGCAAGTATAGAGAAACTTTTGCTGTACAGCGTAAAACTTTAAAGGAAAAAATTGATGCTAGATTAACATACGGTGTTAATGGCGGCATCTTTAAGATCAATAGAGAACTAATTAACTTCGTTCAAATGCTACTTTCAGTAGATAGAACCGAAGGAGTAGTATTACTTGATGTTAATGATAATCCTATATTGATTGAAAATCTTGCAGATTTTAAAGATATCATACTTGATAGATACACAACATCAACATTAGAATATTACGAAGAATACCAGAAGCTCAAAAAGAGCAGATCCGTAGAAAAACTTATAGAAGTATAATATGGATAAAGGAATCGTAATATTTGCACATAACAGTCGAAGTTTAGACTATTCTAAACTAGCATTGGTCGCAGGCGGCCTTGCTAAAAAGCATCTCGGCTATCCAGTTTCATTAATCACAGATAAGTCAACTGTTGATTATATGGAAGAAATAGGTACTGCAGATAAAGCAAAAGAAATCTTTGACAGCCTTATTTTTGTAGAGCGTCCTCCAACACAGCAATACAGAAATCTTCATGATGGAAATGATTTTGAAGCAGTACCTTTCGATAATTCAAACAGACCAAATGTTTGGGATATTACACCTTATGAAAGAACATTATTGTTAGATTGTGACTATCTAACATTTTCAGATACTTTGAACAGTTATTGGGATGTCGAACAAGACTTCTTAATATCACATGAGTATAATGATATTATGGGAACACGAGCAGGTTACCATGACAAGTATGTTTCGGATACTGGCGTTAAATTGCTTTGGGCTACAACAGTTATGTTTACCAAGAACGATCAAACAAAAGTACTTTTTGATTTAGTACAATATATACAAAAAAATTACAAGTTCTTTGCAGACACATATCGTTTTGATCCTAGACTATATAGGAACGATATTAGTTTTGCAATAGCTAATCATATACTAAATGGATTTCAAGAAGCAGATACAGAATATAAATTACCGTCAGTGTTTTCTACAATAGATAGAGATATGTTAGTTGATGTAAAAAGTAACACATTACAATTTTTATTAACTAATGAAGAACTAGTTGCTTCGTCATCAGGCAAAGATGTTCATGTAATGAATAAAAAAAGCATTGAAAGAAACTTTGACAAACTAATGGAGTTGATATGAACTTTGGATATCTAATTGTTGTTGCAACTTCTGAAGAATACAATTATGCACAAATGGCATATGCTCTTGCATTAAGTATTAAGAATACACAAAAAGAAGGTTACGATAAAGTTGCATTAGTAATTGATGATAAAACTCAAATAGAAAATTTTGAATCTACTTGGGTCTTTGATGAGATTATTGAATGGGACAAGAAAGGTTTTTGGGACGGCCGTTCTTATATGGACGAGCTAACACCGTGGGAACACACTGTATGTTTAGATGCAGACATGTTGTTCTTTAGAGATTACAGTCATTGGATTGATTATTTTGTTGCAAATTCTGAACTGTATGTTGCTAACAAAGCATACACATATAGAGGAGAAGTAGTAACTAATGATTTTTATAGAAGAACATTTACTAAAAATGAATTACCAAACTTATATTCATTCTTTACATTCTTTAAAAAAGATAGTAAACTAGCAAATGACTTCTTTAATTTACAGCGTTCTATAATAGACAATCCAAATGAATACACTAATTTGTTTTTAACAAAGCATACACCTAAAGTTATAGGAACTGATGAAGCATTTGCAATAGCAGCAAAGATATTAGATATCACAGACGATATTGCATACCCGTTAGGATTTCCAAGAGTTGTACATATGAAAGGCGGTGTACAAAATTGGCCATGGCATGCTGATAAGTTTTCAGATCATGTAGGATATTACTTAAATGATAAAGGCAAATTAAAAATAGGTAGTTATCAACAAAACGACATTGTACATTATGTTGAAAAAGATAAAATGAATTTAGAAACAATTAATGTACTGGAGGAAATAGCATGGAAGAAGTAGAAGAATTTATGCCCGACTTTGATGAGTGGCTTAAAAATTATGAAGAACCAGCACGTAGATTTGGTACAGCATTTGACCCAGATACAGGACAACTGGTTTCAGTAGGTCCGTATTCGGCAATAGAAATGGAGTACAGCAAAAACGTTGTTGAGATTGACGAAGATCTTGCTATCAAAATTATTGACGGTGACATCCATATCAGTAAGTGCTTTTTTGATACTCATGAAGGTAAGTTTGAAATTACAGAAGAAAAAACCTTATCAAAAATTGATGACGTACTACATAGGATTATTGATAAGCGTTATTTAGATGAAGAGGTAAAACCAGACATCTATCTTACATATGACTTAGCTGCCAAAAAACTTACAGTTGAACTAAGCGAAGAGTATGGTGGTACAAGAGTTTTAGAAAAACAGTGGCAACCAGCAACACCAAGAAATATATTTTGGGGAGGTGAAACAACTTTATCTTTTACAGTTGCTGATTATAATGATCCACACTTTCCGCAAAAAACTTTTGATGTTACACTTGAAGAGTTAGAAGGTAAGTCTGTAACAATTGACGATGTAGACATTACAGGAAAGTTTAGTGTGTTTACTCGTAGACTGTTTAAAAACTATGTACTAGAGGAGATCTAAATGCGGGTTGCTGAATTCGACGTATTCTTTTTATCTTATGATGAACCTTTTGCTGATTTGCATTATGCAGATCTATGCAATAAGTTACCATGGGCTAAACGTGTACATGGTGTAAAAGGAAGTGATCATGCACATAAAGCATGTGCAGAACAATCTGAAACTGATTGGTTACTTACCGTTGATGCAGACAATATAGTATATCCTGAATATTTTAATCTTGACTTAGATATGTCAGAAGAAGAAGTTAAAGTATATAGTTGGTGTGGTAAGAATACTGTTAACGGATTACGTTACGGTAACGGCGGATTAAAGTTATGGTCTAAGGATCATTTACTTAATATGAAAACACATGAAAATGCAGATAGCGAAAGAGCGCAAGTTGACTTTTGTTGGGAAACAGGTTATAGAAACTTTCCAGTAACTTATAGCGACACAAAAATAAATGGCAATCCATATCATGCATGGAGATCAGGATTTCGAGAAGGTGTTAAAATGACATTGTTTGATGGTCTAAAACTACCACCTATGGAAATTAAAGAAAGAATTTGGTGGCATAATATTCACAGACTTAGAATGTGGTCAACGGTTGGATCACATGTAGAAAATGGTATAATGTCAATACTAGGTGCAAGGCAAGGAACCTATATGACTAATTGTACAGACTGGGATCATATACAAGTTAGAGATTTTGAAATGTTGGGCGAAATATATAAAGATAAAGCAGAGCATTTTTCAAAAGATAGTGAAGCGTGTATTGCTGAAATACAACGTCTAGGAGACGAAATTAAATTAAACCTAGGTCTTGATTGGGTGTGGCTAGAACCTGATGCAAGTAGGTATACAATGGATCTATATGACGAAGCATTGAACCTAGGACAAACCTACTATAGTAAAAAATATGTATGATATCTTTTTTATTAGTGATTCTAAGGTTAACGTAAGTTCTTGGAATAATTTCAAGTCACGTTTTCCACACGCACAGAAAATAGAAAACTGTGAAAGCTATGAAACACTTAATAAAAAGACTCTTACAAAAAACTTTTGGGTAGTATGGGATTGTTTACATATAACACAAGACTTTGATTTTACATACAGACTTACTGAATGGGACAATCAATATATTCATGTATTTAAAAATGGCGAACACTATGATGGTGTATGCTTATTTCCTAAAAACTTAAACGTATCGAGCAAAGAATGGAAGTATAGATTCTTTACAAATAAAAAAGAAATTGATATACTAGCAAGTCGTCCTAAACCTTACGATATTATTAAACTAGACAGTTACGAAGGACTTGTTACAGCACAAGAAATTGCACATTCAGAGTTTATACTATGTATACCTGATGATGTAGTTCCAACAGACATTCCTCAATATCAAGTTCCTGCTTGGGATAAAGATGTTGTTCATGTTTTTAAAAATGATAAAACTTACGATGGTATTTTTATTTGCCATAAAAATAATAAAATTGCTAAACGAGAATTTGATTATAGATTCTTTACAAATAAAAAAGAAGTTAACGTAGTAGCCAGTAATCCTAAGAAGTGGGAAGTATTTAATTTAGAAACGTTTGACGATTATAAACAAGCTCAAGAAAAAGCAACAGGAGATATGTTTTGGGGAGTATATCCTGATCTAAATATTATTGATAGTTTTAAATTTGATTATTATATTCCTAAGTACGATAGTTATCATAGAAAACTTACTCACTGTTTTCAAAATAGCAAATGGTATGACGGTGTTACATTATTTTCAAAAGAGCGTCCTGTAACACAGCGTGAATTTAATTCAAGATTCTTTACAAATAAAAAAGATGTAAAACAAAATAGTAGTAGGCCGACGTCATATGATATTGCTTTTATAAGTTATAAAGAAAAAAATGCAGATAAGCATTTCAAAGAACTACAAGACATTGTAAGAGTACAAGACTCTAGTGTAAAACTACGTTGGATACGTGATGTAAAAGGTATTCATCAAGCACATATGGAAGCAGCAAGACTATGTGAAACAGATATGTTTTGGGTAGTTGACGGTGATGCTAAACTAATTGAACATTTTAAATTTGATCATCGTGTTCCGTTTTGGGATCAAGATATGGTACATGTTTGGCGAAGTAAAAATGCAGTAAATGATCTAGAATATGGTTACGGTGGTGTAAAATTACTACCAAGAAAAGCAGTTATGAACATTACAGATTTTACTACTGATATGACTACTAGTCTATCTTCAAAGTTTAAAGCTATGAATGAAGTAAGTAACATTAGTGTGTTTGATACCGATGAATACAGTACATGGAAAAGTTCATTTAGAGAATGTGTTAAACTAGCAAGTAGAGCTATTAATAGACAAGATAACATGGAAACTGATAAACGTTTAGATATTTGGTGTAAAGAAGCAAAAGGACCTTTTGCAGAGTATGCACTTAAAGGAGCAAAAGCAGGCAGAGCTTACGGAGTTGCAAACAGTAACAAGCCAGATAACCTACGTAAAATAAATGACTTTGATTGGTTAAAGGAACAGTTTAATGCACGATAAGGAAAGAATAGAAAAGTTTATTCCTATCATGGACGAGCTAAGTCCTACATTCTGTTTGGCCAAATGGCATCATACAACACTATACTTAGGTACAGGAGAAACACACAGTTGTTATCACCCTGCTCCGCATAAAATACCTTTGCATGAAATTGAAGCAGATCCAAGTGCGTTACACAACACACAACAGAAAAAAGCAGAACGTCAAATGATGATAGACGGCAAGAAACCTAGCGGTTGTAACTATTGTTGGAATGTTGAATGTATGGGTAAAGATTACATTAGTGATCGTAAAGAACGTAATGCAAGTATATACACACCTGAAAGATTCAATGCAATTAAGCAAGAGCCGATGGCAAATGTAAATCCACAGTATGTTGAAGTTTCATTCGGTAATGAGTGTAATTTTAAATGCGGATATTGCCACCCTAAACATTCTAGCAGTTACTATAAAGAAATTGAAAAAGAAGGTCCATACACTATGGTTAAGAATCATAGGAATGATATTGACTGGTTTAAAATACACAAAGATGAAGAAACAAATCCATATGTTAAAGCATGGTGGAAGTGGTGGCCTGAATTGCGTAAGACACTTACAATTTTACGTATTACAGGAGGTGAGCCATTACTACAGCAAAGCACATGGAGAGTATTTGACGAGCTTGAAAAAAATCCTTGTCCTAATTTAGAATTAAACATCAATACTAATTTAGGTGTTAAGCCAATTCTTATTGAAAGGTTTACTGACAAAGTAAACAGTTTAGTTGAAAAAGGCTGTATCAAAGACTTTAAGATTTTTACTAGTATTGATACATGGGGACCACAAGCAGAGTATATTAGAACAGGCTTAGATTTAGAGCTTTGGCAAAAGAACTTAGACACTTACATGACCAAGACTAACATGCCTTTAACATTTATGGTTACGTTTAATATTTTAACTGTAACTAATTTTAGTACACTATTGCAAAAGTTCTTAGACTGGCGTATAAAATATAATAGCGATAATCAAACTAAATGGCAGAGAATTAGATTTGATACTCCGTACCTAAAAGAACCTTTACAGTATGATATGAATATCTTACCTAAAGAAATGTTTATGCCATACATGAAGAAACACTTACAGTTTATTATTGATAATATGGACGACCAAGATAAGCATAAATTTAGCGAACTAGAATATGAAAAGTTTAGACGTGTAGTAGACTATATGGAAAGAACACAGTATGATGTCAACAGATTGACAGAAGGCCGTAGAGATTTTTATCAGTGGTTTACTGAATATGATAAACGCAGAAATGTTAACTTTACTGATACGTTTCCAGATCTAAAGGACTTCTACCATGACTGCGAAGCTGTCTGATACGTTTTGCATATACCCTTGGTTACATATGTATGTAAACCCAGACGGGTCGGTGTTACCTTGTTGTGTTGGTGAGTGGGACAAGCCCTTAGGTAATGTAAGACAAAACACAATTAAAGAAATTTGGAATGACAACCCCTACAAGAAAATACGTAAAAATATGCTTGAGGGTAAACGTTGTGTAGAATGTCAAGCCTGTTATAATATAGAAGATGGCGGAGCCGAAAGCTCAAGAACACATGCTAATCGTAATCCATACTTTGGTGATACTGCTGGTCTAATAGCACATACAGAAGCTGATGGTACATTACCAGTAATGCATCTAAAACATTTTGATGTGCGTTGGAGTAATATTTGTAACTTTAAATGCCGAAGTTGTAGTAGCACATACTCTAGCACATGGGCGCAAGAAGATAATGCACAAGGTGAAAAGAAACCTATTTTTATTTTAGCAGATGGTAATGACAACGATAAGTTGTATAACCAGTTCCTTCCGCACTTTAAGGATATTGAAACATTTTACTTTGCAGGCGGAGAACCTTTGCTCACAGACAAGCATTATGACATACTAGAACACCTTATTTCAATAGGTAAAACAAATGTGAAGTTAGAGTATAATAGTAACTGTAGTGTGCTAAAATACAAGTCTAAGAGCGTCTTAGAGCTATGGAAACACTTTGATACTATACACATAGGTGCAAGTTTAGATCATTATGGTAGTAGAGCAGAGTATATTAGATCAGGAACAGACTGGAATTTGGTTAAAGGTAATATTAAAAAAATAAAACAAGAATGTCCTCATATTAAGATGCAAAGCAATACAGTTGTTAGTGTTTTTAATTTATATACAATAACAGACTTTTTTGATTATGTATTGAATGAAGGATTTTTTGATCTTGAAGATTATTTCCCACAGATGTATAACATACAATATCCAGAATATTATACTGCATCAGTATTAGATGATTCATTTAAAACAGAAATTATTGAAAAGATACAAGGTAAAAAATATAATAAGCATATTGATGATATGCTAAAGGGTGTTGTAAGTTATATAAACAGTTCTAAGTTTAATGAGAAAACAAAACAACAATTTAAAAACCGTACACATCATTATGATATAATTAGAAATGAAAACTTTGCAGAAACATTTCCAGAATTGAAAAGGTTAACTTAATGAATTTTTACTTTGATACCACAGACGAACATACAGAAAATTTAGCTCATCTTTCTACTACAGATGAAACTGATTGGTATCTAACTTCTAAAGGATCTATTGTTAAACAAACTTTACGCAGTATGAAGAAGCCTGTGCAAGAGTTAGGAAACTGTCAAAATTCGCCTGGCATATATTATATTGATGTTAATGGTGATCCTTGTTGGTGGACAGGACTTAGCTCTGTACACAACGGACCGACAGACATTATAACTGCATTACCAAAGAATATTGTAAAACTAGTAAAGAAAAAAAGATTAAGACTTGTAATTGGTGCTGACAAAGAAGGAGGCCCCTTTATACACAAATCATTAGGTGATGGCTGGCAGCGTATACATGATGCTGCAATTAAAAGAGAACTACCACCAATGTCTGTTTATATTATGCAAGGAAGCCAATTGGTAGAAAAGCATTACGAAGATTGGTTAGAGAAAACAGGCAATGCACGTATGTTTGAAGTTGCATATTCAAATCACTTCTTAAAAATATTTATGAATCAATCTATGCCTTACAAGCCGTTAATTAAAGGTGCAATGTACAACGAAGATAGTAAAGCATTTAATAGTTTAAATAGGGTGCATAGACCGCATAGAGCTGCACACGTAACAGACTTAGGCATTAGTGGACTATTAGACAAAGGTATTGTTACATGTAACGAAGTTAAAGAAGGCGAAGATCTAAATGCAGAATACTTGATTGGTAAAGAAAATTACGCAAGACACAAAGAGTTTACTCCAAGATTTTTTGATGGAGACTGGAGTGTTACAAACGCTGCTAATAGTTTTAATGCAGAACTATATGCAAACACGTTACTAACAGTTGTAACTGAAACTATATTCTTTGACGACAGCGTATTTTTAACAGAAAAATTGTTTAAACCTATTATGCTTGGACATCCTTTTATTACAATTGCATCAAGAGGAACACTTGCTGGTTTACGTTCATTAGGATTTAAAACAGACTTTAAATTGTTTAGTAAGCCCTACGACTTAATTGTAGATCCATTAGAACGTTTTAACACTGTACAACAAAATTTAAAAGAGTGGATCAGTCTTGATTTTAAAACTAAGCAAAGACGTTTACTATATGCATATCCTGCTGTACAACATAACTTTGAACATGCAAGAACACAAGACTTTTATAAAGATGCAATAACTAATTGTATAAAATCAGCGGAGAGATACTTTGAAACGGTTTAGTGAATATAAAAGATGTTTTACATTTGGTTGCAGTTTAACCAGATATAGATGGCCAACATGGTCGGACATCATCAAACAAGATATACCAGAAACACATAACTACGGAAAGTCTGGCGCAGGAAATCTTTACATTTCTAATCAACTAGTAGAAGCAAATTTAACACATAACTTTAATAAAAATGATTTGGTTATTGTTATGTGGAGCTCAGTTACACGTGAAGATAGATATAAGAAAAATCATTGGGTAACATCGGGGAATATTACAACACAAAATAATATCTCTGCCAAGTTTGTACATGATTGGTTTGATTATAGATTTTATCTATTAAGAGATTTAGCACTTATAGAATTAACAAGACACTACATGAAACAATCAAAAGCTGAATTTCATATGTTGAACATGGCTCCTTTTGAAATCGATGATATGATCTCATTTAATTTAACTCCAGAAATGAAAAATAGCGACTACGGAGATATTAAAAGAGTATATGCTACAACACTTGAATCAATGCAACCAGATATTCTTACAGCAATTTTTGACGGCTCTTGGCCAACAACACCTATAAAAGGTTCTAAAGGACAAGGCCAAACTGCTGATTATCATCCTAGACCTGAACATCATTTAAAATATATTGCTAAATGCTTTCCTAAACATTTAATATCAAAAGACATGAGAGAGTTTGCTCTTAGCACAAATAAAAAAGTACTGAAAGCAAGTAGTTTTGACGATTTAGAAGTTTGGTGGAAAGAACATTCTAACAAACCAGGACGATTATAATGGCTTGTTTGAATAACGATAATTTACCATACCTTATAACATATGATGTTAACAATCCTGTGAAGGTTACTATACCTACAAATCCTGCTGAAATAGGACGTCTTAAATTAAAACAAGATTACTATTTTATAATGTTTTCCGACGCAAGAAGTTTTAAATATTTTCCTTTAGATACGATTTTAGATCAAGAAACGATTCTTAAATTACAACTTAAACAGATTTCATTAGTACTAGACAACTCGTTAGAGTTCTTTTATGACAGTTTAGATGCCATTTATAATGATATTATACAAAAATATGACATACCAACAAGTCAGGTTGTGTTTCTATCTGGTGTACCTACTATGTACAAATACACATTAAGTTATTGTAAGAAAAATAATGTAGAGCCTATTAAAATTATGTGGTTCAGTTTATTTGAAAACACTGGTAGAGATACAATACTACAACGTAGTGCTTTTCCTACAATGGAAAAGAAACGCAAGTACTCTAAAAAATATCTTAATCTAAATAGACGATGGCGCTTACATAGGCCGTTAATGGTTACATTACTATATGATAGAGGATTATTAGATGATGGATATGTTAGTCTTGCACCATCAGACGATAATTTAGATTGGAAGAAAGTATGGAATAGGCTACAAACAAAACACAAAGATCATAAAGAGATTTCTCGTGTTTTAAAACGTTCTGCTGATGTACAGCAGTTGCCGTCAATGTATCTTGATGAAGAAGACCTTGTTACTAATAGAGCAGAACATCAACAATCAATACACAAGTATTATCAAGAAACATATTTTAGTGT